AACATTCCGCCAGCTACTTCAAATACTCGCCCACTGTATCTACTTTCAACATTCATGCCTAAATCCATTAGATCGTCATACGCATCTAATGCCTTTTCAGCAATATCATTAAGTTCTTTATCAGCCATTTCACCTAAGCCTTTGACAGCTGGTAGTGCGGCCGCTATTTTATCAAACTCTGCAATATCTCTAAGGGTTTCGTTTTGCTGTTCAACAACTTCTTTTTTATCACGTTTCTTATCTTGCTGAATGATTTCTTTACTATCAGGCAAGTCAAGAAGTTCTTCTAATTTTTTTGTCATTATATACTCACATTAACTGCTACTATTATTTAGCCTTTTCGGCTACCCTGGTGGAACATATCCTTTTCTGTAACCACCCTAAATGACATACCTTTGGACTTTGCATATGCTCTAGCGGCTTCCCATTTGGCCATGTTTAATACAACATGTGCTTGATTATGTTTAGATTTACCAGCATTTTCCATTGTAACTTGATTATTTGGTTTTACTTCTATCAATTCAACCATATTTTTTCCTTTTTTAGTCTTATATTGTATAAAGAAATCAGGCACATATATAGTGTGTCTACCTGTTAAAGGATTTCTATATGGTATTTTTACTGCTTCACTAGCCCATGCTTGTATAGAAGGATTTTCATCACAGAATTTCATAAATGCAAATTCCCAACTACTGCGATATGTTGGGGTTTTACGTCCTACGTATTTGTCTGGATTTTTGGCTTCGAATTTACCTTGTGCAAAACGCCCCATGGGTTACCCCATTATGTTTCTTGCTTCTGTAGGAGTGGTAGTATTTTGTACTCTAAATCCTAATGTGCTAATTTTTTGTCTATTAAAATTCAAAATATTTGCAACTGTAAAACTTAATTGTAACTTATCTAAAGTTTTTAAGGTATCTAATAATTCAAATACTTTAATACCATCTATTTTTGCTTGTTGCATTAATATAGCACCAGTTGATTGAGCCGCTGGTGTATCAAAACCTTTTGATTCTAAAAACCCAATTACTGCATCTACTTCATTACTTGGATATGCAAGTTGTTTTTGATAGTATGTATTAAAATAACGTTTGACTGGATCTGCACTATCAGAATCTTTTTTTACTGGTAAATTTAATTGTACTTTATCCATTTATTATTCCTCTGGAAATTCTGGTCCACTGAAACTATTTTCTTGTGCTGAAGTAGAACGTTCTTGTGAAACTTGGGCGCCTGATGCCAATGCATTTGATAATAGTTTCCCGCCACCTACTAATGCTACTGCTGTTGCAACTGTTGATAAGTTTGCACCGCCACTTCCCCCATTAGGAAAAGCTACTCCTGCTACACCACTGACATCAATTCCTGCTTTTTTACCAATGTCACCTATTGCACTACCTATTAGTTCTTGTCCAACTCCAGCCTGTGTTAAGCCTCCGGCATTTTGTACAACGTTTGCGGCTTTTAGAACAGTACCAAAAGTTACGCCATCATTGACAATATCACCTAATACACCAAATCCTCCTGCAAGTACTCCGCCTACTCCTAATAGACTAGAAGCGCCTCCACCAGCTAATGAATTTGGACTAGGTGTTTTATCATAATGTTCTTCAGCAAATCCTTTAGGTCCACCCTTACCAACAGAACCTCTGCTGTAATGTACTGATTCGTATTCTACAGTCATACTATTTTGAACAGGTTCACTTGCGTTATAATCAAGAGTATCATGAGTCCATTGACTTATCATTGGATTTACTAAAGTAAATGATGTATAATTTTTTCTTGCCATTTGGCTGATAGTAATGCTTGTAAAAAACGGTGAAAAACTATCGTTATCAAATCCATATCTATACTGTCGTCTACCAAATTGATTACCTCTGTTGTAAGGATCAAATGGCGTTGTTCCTACATCTGGTGCTCCTGCTGGTGTAGTTTTTGCATAGTTACCGTCTCTATAATAATATCTATAATATGCTTCCCACATTGCTGTAGTAACACCCATGTTATCATCATGAAACTGTATACTTACTGGTTGATAATCAATACGTTTTTGTACTACTCTTTTTCTATTGTACTGATGTTTGACATCAGTTTGAATATTATATGCAGGTAATTGTGCAGACTTAACAAGCATGTTTAGTTCGTTCATATGCTTTTCTTTTAATTGCGGAATTACTGCTACTGCATCGGGATTAATATTAAAAGTTACATGGTAAAGAAATTTTACTTTTGGACTTAGTCTGTGACTGTCGTCTACAAATAATCTAGAACCATGTGCATAGTCACCAAGAGTACCTTTAGGGTTTAATGCACCTGATACTACGTTATCTAAAAATCCGTTTAAGAAGCTCATACTAATATTTATCCTTTTGAATTATGTGGGTAGATAATTTAGTCATAAAAAAAGGGCCAACAAAGGCCCTTGATTTAATTTTTATTCTGTTTAAATTGAACCGCCACCTGTAATAGCAGTATTAACTGTTCTACCTATTGCTGTTCCTAATCCTGTTCCTTGTGGAGTTTGGATAGCATTGTCATAACGTACTGTTAATGATACAGTAACTGGTTCTGACGTAGCATAGTTAAGTGTATTATAGTTAGTGCTTTCTAAGTAACAACCGTATAATTCAAATGTCTCTAAAACGCTTGCTGTGTTAGCACCGTTACCGCCATCTAGTATTTCGATTCTAGTAACGAATTTGTAGTCTGCACCACTTGCCGCACTTGATTGTTCAAAGAAATCAAACTGTTTCTGAAGTTGTTCACCAACAAGTTTTTGGACATTGTTGCTTACGTCTTCACGTAAGTTAAGTGTAATTGGTTCCCAAGTGTGTTTACCTGCTAGATAAACTCTGGAGTTGTAAATATCAACTGTCATTTGATCAAAACTAACGCTAGGACGAGTTACGTCAATTACCTGTTTAGTTAGCTCTGTTGACGGGCTTGATACTCCAAAATTTTCAAGCGATACTCTAAAGCGGTATTGCAGTTTGGGCATCAACAATCCCTGATTAGATGCACTTGCGTTACTATCTAAAGGTACTGTTAATTTTGAAAGTGTTGAAATTGCCATTATTTGCTCCTATTACTTTTATTTATCATATTATAGTCCGCTAATTTCACCAGTGTTTTTAAGTCTTAATGGAATGTAAATAAACTCCACAGCTTTCACTGGCTCAATAGCAATATCTAAGTATAATTCATTTCTATCAATTCTACTTGGAGTATTGTTAGACTCGTCACATACAACTAGGAAGTCATATAACGCTCTTTGAGACACTAGCTCTAACATTAAACTATCTGCTTGTGCTTTAATTTCATCACGTGTGATTTTATCATTTGGCTCAAAAATGTAAGGCTTAGCAAGTTTCTTAAGTTGTGATCTTAAGTAAATTACTAGTCTTGCAACGTTGATTCTGTCTAATGCACTTGCATTCTTTGCTCTTGTCTTTTGACCAAAGTTTACAAGTCCTGCTCCTGTTAAGAATGTAATTGGGTTAATGTTGTTAGCATAAAGTGTGTCACGCTGTCCTTCATTTAATGCAATTGACTTAAATTCGCCTTCTGCATCAATAAATCCTGCGGCACTTGCATTTGTAATTCCACCACGTCTTGTACCTGCTGGTGCAAACCATGGAAACGATACTTGATCGCTTAATGCTAGTGTTCTTAGGATACCATGACTTGCTGGAACAATAACATTGTTACCTGCATTATCACTTGTAAACAAGCTCGGGTAGAACATACCTAAGTATTCATCTCTACTAACTGCGCCATTGTCGTTATCTTCAACAGCTAGTGCAGTGTTTGAACCCCAGTTGTTTAATGTAGTTCCGTCACTTGCTAATCTAAATGGAGTGTCACCTACGATAAATGCTGTTAAGCCTCTATCATTGTTAAGTGAAATCATTTCACCAATTAGTTCTGGATAACCTGGTGTTGCCATAACGTTGAATAGTCTTGACTCATCATCTCTAATATCTTGGTTACTGTTAACCATTGCTTGTAGAGCTTGAATAATAACTTTACGTTGTGCTTTACGTCCAAAGCTACCTGCGCCATCAATTTGGTTAGCTGACTCAGTTACCCATCTGTGTGGATAGTAAAGTGCCATACTAACGTCACCCATTCTAATATTTTTCTGTGTTACATCTACATAATTACGTACAAATTTCTTAACGTTAAATCCGCTTCTACGTAAGTTCCATAGCAACATACCTTTTGGATATAATGCTGGATCTGGAGCGTCAGTGTCTAAGTGATCACTAACAAGTAACTGTGGAATAGTTCCGCTTGGTGCTTCTGTAGCTGTTCCACCACTTGTACCATAACGTGCATCAGCAAACAAAATACCATCTTCTGATGTTTGATCGCCTTCATCTAGTGCAATCCATTTTGCTAAGTCTGAATTATATTTGTGTACTTGTGGATAGTTTTCTAAGTCTGCTGTAGATACCCAAATATCACCTGTTACTAGTGCTGTTGAACCGTCTTGTTGTGTAGTTGGTTCTGTTGCACTAACAATTGGTCCTAAAGGATCAGCTGAACTGTAAACGTTCTGATAACCTTTCCATGTACTACCATCGTGTACCATAATATCAACTTCGTCAACAATACTGTTGTACCATAATGCACCATCAGTTGTTAATGCTGTTGGAGCATTTGCACTTGCAGTTTGTGTTAAGATCTTCCAGTTTG